GTTTTGCATGTTAGGGTTACGTCCACTGAATCGTCCAGTAGCAGTTATGTGTTGGGTTAACCCTACGTGTAAGAATCCATCTTGCTTTGTGTAGTTTGCTATGCCTTCAACAAAAGAATTAAGGTAACTACTAATAGCAGACAATCGTTTAAGATCCGTAAGAAAAGTCTCAGCCTCTTTCATGCCGTTGTTTCTAGCTGTAGCTGATAGTGCATCCAGGTTACCTTTACCTGTACTGAATCCGTTTGCACTAACCCAACTCTTATTGGGCGGGTTAAATCTTAGGCCAGCTACTTGTTGTGTTTGCTTTAACTGAAAGCCAAGTGCATCACAATCCTTACATTTATTAGGCTTGGCATACCTTTCACCATTCTTCCTTACTTTATACGTTTTCCCCTTACCTTTACATGAGGGGCAAGTAAAAGCCTGTGTCTTGTAGATGGTTTCACTGTTGGCTTTGACCGCTTCTTTAAATTCTTGAACAGTTGATGTATAGTCAAATAGCTGCGCCCACTCCCCCTTATTCTTAATGCGTTTAGAGAAGATGACTTGTGACATCTGCTCAGGCGAATTAAGATTGATAGGTGTGTCGCCCATAAGTTGCCTGACTTTTGTTTGCAAGCGGCCTTCAATCTCCGCTTTCTCTTTTTCAAATTCATCTCTTACTCGCCCCAACTCTTGAAGATTAACTTTGAATCCTGACATGTACATTTTGGTGAGGGTTCTACAGGTTTCAAAGCTGGTATCTCTAATGGTGCAGAGACTATGGGACTCTGGCTTGGCGTAGTCTTCTTGGATACTGTGGAACAACTGGCTAGTTGTGAGAAGGTCATACCTAAGATAAAGGCTGAGATCACTAAGAGGAATCTCGTTAGTGTTGTAACCATCTTTGAAATACCTTTTAAGAGTATCATCTTTTTGTACCTCTAACTGTCTACGCTCAGCACATGCAGCCAAGCTTAGTGGGTTGCGTTGACCCCTATCTAACACATAATCTGCTAACATAGTGTCATATATAGGGCCATCATATTTATACCCCGCTTCCCATAACCACATCAAGTCGTGCTGTGCATTGTGCATTATGAGTAGCGTTGTCATATCTAGAATAGACTGTAGTACAAACCTACCTCTACCAGAAGAATCTTTGTACTCGTCATGATCTAGTGTTATTATGTTCTCATTCTTCCAATTGTCTACATCTAGTGTACCAACTTGTACAAGTGTATTACTTGGTTCAAACGGATCTAAGTGATCCTTACCGTTTCTTTTAGTGATGCTGTTCTCAACATCTAATACGTTTCTCATGTCTCACCTCATGCTGAATATATAGAGCGTGACCCATCTAGTACACAAGTAATTTTACCCTGGAATCCATTCAGCTTGTTCTTAGCTAGGTTGAGGTATCTCACTGGATCTTCTTCCTCACCCTCTGCTTGTTGTGTCTTACCTATTAGTATCATAAGGTCAGCCTCTGCTGCCTTACCTGTCTTTGATCCTTCCATCATAGCTTGATTCAAGTCTGCCTTACCTTCAGCCTCTGCTGATAATTGTGACATCCATATCACACAGCAATCATACTGCTTAGCTATATTACGAGCATGGATCGCTGCAGTCTTAAGAGTGATGTCACTACGTTCACTACTAATATCAGCGAACTTGTCACCCATGTCAAGCACTACGATGTCAGGCTGCTCCTGCTTAACTACAGATTCAACCCATGCCATACCTTTACCAGTACTATCTTTGAATAGTAGTTGCTTGCGGATAGGCTCATATCTTTTATAAGCTAATGCTTTATTCTCACGTATTTCTTTCATTGTCATGTTGGATGAAGCACTAATGTACCTAGCAGCTACACGGGTGTATGCCTCTTCATTACATAGCACTATACACTTAGCCCCTTGATGTGCAAACCCATCTGCACCTGCTAATATAGAGGCATGGAAAGAAGTCTTACCAGTATTGGGACGAGCGCCAACCAACACAAGATGACCACCACTAACACCTTCCACCCTACGAGCCAGGGATGATATGTTAAATGTCCATTTGGATTCCAGCGCTGTTGCATCAAGTATTGTGTCAAGGCTATTGTCATCCCAATCAACACGCAGGTTAGGAGTAAAGTCATCTTTGTAATCCTCTAGTAATTGTCGTAAAGGTTCCAGGCTATTCTCTGTACCATTAACAAAGTCAAAGCCAAGGTTAGCTACCCTATCTCCAACATGCTGCTGAAACAATTGGGATAAAGTATCCTGTGCTATCTCTTGCTTGATAGGTTCAGTGATACTGATACGCTTGAAGAGATCCTCATATGCACCGCGTGTAGCTGTGGTCATGCTAGCATTCATACGATTGAACACAGCTTCTAGATCAGCTACAGTTAAGTCACCTTCATAAGCTTCCATTGCACCATCAAGTGCTTGCTTTATCTTGCGTACATCCTTGGTGAATATTTTATCAGGGCATTTAATTCCTTTGTGTTGCTCATAAAACTCACGGTTTAGTAGAGTTTTTAGTAGTGCTAATTCCATCATGTCTGTTTATCTCCGCTCTTTCCATTGCGCGTTTACGTTCTTCCTGTGTGAAAGGTAGTATGTGTTTTGTTTTATAGTCTACTACAACACCAGTGTTCCAACGTGCTGCTTCTTCCTCTGCTTTATCCCTATTAAGAAATAATTTTGGTGTTGATCTTCCTGTAAAACCCATAGTGTTCTCAGGTACATACATCCAATCACCATCTACATCTATCATTACTGCATACTGTTTCATCTTCATTTACCACACACCTCTTGTAGTTTTTCTATATCCTCTGGCATACGATACTTAATATCATCAGACAGACTCAAAGCAGTAGCTTGTTTACCTGTCCATAGTTCTATCTCTCTACGATACTCAATCGTCTTACCTACTGCGTCAGGATCTAGAGCTATTACTGATTGGTTATACTCACCTATCTTTTCGAAGTGTTTATGATTCATAGTGGTACCCAAGATAGCCATACAGGTTACATTAGATAGCTCTTGGTATGCAACAATAGCAGAGATAACATCCTCTACGATTAGTATTATATCACCGTCACCTATCACGTAGTAGTGTGCTGCTCCTGTATAGCGATACCACTTAGGGTGTTTCTTAATTCCTACTGCCCTACCTACAGCATCAATGATGCGTCCCTTATGGTGGATGGGAAAGACAACACGCTCTTGCTGTACATCATAGTACGTTCCACCAACGATACCCCAGCGCCGTAAGAATCTGTTGTGCTTGATATGTTGTGGTGTAGGTATAACTAACTGGGCGGGTATTTCCATAGTCTCAATCTCTTTAGGTTGTTCCTCTTGCGTTGGGCGCATGTGTCTACGTATTTCAGAGGCAGTCATGTCCGTATCAAACACACCGCCAACATCACACCCTAGCTTGTAGCAGTTATACTTAAGTTGCCCTAGTTCACAAGAGGCAGTGAAAGTATTTTTACCACCACAGAATGGGCAGTCTCCACGATAGCTGCCCTCACCCGCAACTGCCCCAGCATATTCCATATGATCTTTCCATTTACTCTTCTTCATTGTTTAACCTTTTTTATTAAAGACAATCTAGTGTCATCATCAAGAATTTCTTTAGCTTTATTAGAGTTTAGAAAGTCTAGCTGAGCTTTTACATACTCCTCATTGTTGTTATAACTCCTTGCTGCTAGTGCTTTAGTCGCACCACTTAATGTGTTTACCATGTAAGGTTTAACTGACGTAATGTTCTTGTGTCCAGTAACCTGCATTATGTTAGCTAAGTCAACACCACCTTCCATCATTTCTGTAACAGCAGTTCGTCGTAAGTCCATAGCTGTTAGCTCAAGTGGTAGATTAGCTTCTTGTAGTATCTCATTGATAAGTATAGATATTTCTTGTTTATCATAGGGCGTATAAGATCCACCGCGTGGCTTAATTCTTGGTGCCACATAATTTTGAAACCCAAAGTCATCCTTCTGCTGACGCAGCATACCGCACAACCCACCAGAGATGGGCAGCTTTACCTGTGCGTTACGCTTTGATTGTGTCAGTATAAGTTGGCAAACTTGTAAATCCAACTTATCCCATGTCAGTAGGCGCATGTCACCAACACGCTGCCCCCAATCATAGGCCATATGCACAATCAAACTAATGCTGCGCCAGCGGAAGTCACTGTAACCTGTCTCAAGGAATTGCTGCACCTGCTCACGCTCCCACACAGTGCGACGAGGGGGCGGGCTAACACTTTTTACAAGTGCTATTGGGTTGTGCATCATAATGTCATATCTCATAGCGTGTTTCCATGCAGCCGATAACACGGACTTACGATAATTAGCATTGCGTATACCTGTGACCAACCAGGTTTCATACGCTTGCGTGATGTGACGTACCTTGATTTTGTTACAGCGGTAATCCCCAAGATCCGAACCCTCAACGTTAGTATTAATTGCCGTGACCAAATGGCTTTCATAATCACGTTGTGTATTGGGTTTAAGCCTGTGAAAAGCAGAGGACGCAATAAAAAACTCTGCTATTTCTGTTAGCTTTGCATTGGGCTTGGGGATATTCAAATTCATGTTACCATTGTCTCCTTGTTTTCCAGTAAGACCAGCATCTGTTACAATGATCTTTACCAAATACTAAATCAATAAGCCGTACCATATTAAGCTTACCGTTCCT